AAAAAGCAACCAAGGTCGACTGATGAAAACCGACCATGTTCTGGAAGCAGTAGAAACGCTCAAAGAAGAGCTTGAGATTAAGGAAAACCTTATCGAAATACAGCAAGGTTATATCGAATCTTTGAGTCGATCTAACACGATCATGGATAGCACTATTAAATCAATGAGGGACTCCTTTCTCGATATGAAGTCCACAGCTAAGCGGGACAATAAATTCCTTTGCACCGCTCTTATTATATTGCTAACAGCCGATGTGATAGGAATCATTGGTCTAGTCGTAGAGTCGATAGGCACCACACTATGAAGTACCTAAGCGAAGTAGAAGGCTTGAATGGGATCAGTGCCAAGGTAGTGGCGGCGTCCGTGTCATCTGTTGGTAAGAAGTTAACAACCCTGGAGTTGCGTTATCCAAGGTTCATCCACAGCGAACTGATGACACATAGATTGTTCAGCCGCAATGCATCCAGCTCTAGGGCGATTCCAGTTTCGAAGATGATCGAGCAGGTTAAGCACAACCCAGCTACCCCGATACATTGGGGCTTAAACCAGCCAGGGATGCAAGCCCAAGATGAGCAAGTTGATACAAATTGGGCAAATAATTGGTGGGGCATGGCAGCTTATACTGCTCGAACATTTGCTGAAACAGCGAATGAAATGGGCCTTCATAAGCAGATCACCAACCGGATCCTTGAGCCTTGGCAGTTCATGACCACCCTGGTGTCGTCAACCGAATGGGATAACTTCTTTGCTCAGCGTATTTCTCCTGCGGCACAGCCGGAGATCAATGAGCTTGCTCTCTGCATGAAGCAAGCAATGGAAGGTGCAACCTATACTCAGACGTTGTGTCATCTGCCTTATATCAGACCGACTGACGAAGGGCTGTCCTTGGATGATAAGATGAAGGTATCGGTAGCGAGATGCTGCCGGGTCTCCTACAACAACCTGAATGCGGATTCGCACTCGTTCGATGACATCGAACGGCATGATTCTTTACTTGAGTCAGGTCACTGGTCACCTTTTGAGCACGTTGCGGTAGCCATGAACAACCCAGACATCCAAAGCAGTAATTTCCGTGGCTGGCACCAGTACAGAAACATCTTGCAAAAGGTTAAACCGATGCTTCCCATAGAAGTAGATTGCTTGAATCACATGGAGCACATCTTATGATTACAGTTGAAGTGTTACTCGTCGACTTGTTATTGATGGCACTCAGAATAATCTCAATCATTCCACTCACTTTGTATGTGGTGTGGTGTGGCGGTGAGAAGTGCTGCGCATTGTTCAATAACTATTTATTAACCAAAGGAAAACCAGTTAGCCAGTTGGAATGACCAGAAACATCAGTCATTAGCGAGCCATTGGGTATAAACATAGACACTGGGTTCGAGCGAGCCACTGAAATCCACCAGAAACTTTTCTTACGAGCGAATATTAACCAACCAGAGGAATTATATGGCAGAAATAATCAACATTTTTAGTAAAAAACGGGTTCAAAATGATCCCACTACCCAACAACAAATCAACCCTCTTGTCACTATTACCAAGGCAGATATAGAGGCTAGTCAGAACTATAATTTCCGAGAAGTTTGGGTTCGATCATTGCATTTCCAAAAAATGCAAGGCATCGATTTCACCAAGCACCACGTAACCTTAGCTGATACCGGCAAAGCAATATCAATTGCAGCCGTGCTACGGGACGATAAAGAAGCGGTGGAATACTTCCTCTGGTTAGCAACCAAAATGACCACCACCAAGCAGTTTTATGTGGAGTTAGGGACGATACCGGACTATTTGCGAGGCTATGTCTGGGCGCCCGACTTCCAGATAATAATTAATGCTGCCGCTTTCGCAGAGTATCAACTTAGTAGTATCATAGGCACTCCGATCACTCGGCACATATTCTTCTGACCATGATGGGTCTGCAGCAACAGACCCATCTTACGAGGCATTACAAATGTTTTTACAATCAAGCTTGGGGTCCAAAAAGATCCCGGTACAAATTCCTGTCCCCGATAAAATCTATACGCACAAGCTACAGATGGCGTTAGCTCCTGGGGATACCTTAGTTTTAGCAACCAACCACACTGACGAAAACGACAACCTAAGACCTGACATGTACCCGATCGGTCTCTTCTATGTTGATCGCATCGATCATAAAGAGAATTCAATCGACTGGTGCATCCGCGATAGTAATGGGATCGTCAGTGAAAACGCCTTCAGACATGAGCTGGCCGATATTTATTTAGCCCAGCCCGTCAAAATCATCAAAAACCATAAGGGGCTCTGCACTTTATTCACTGTCAAAGTACGGCACGGCTACCGGATGCATTACCTTGACTTTGCCAAAAACAGATTTCCGGAGATCTATAAACAGCTGCATTTAAGCTAAGGAGAGCTTTATGACTATGCTTATGTACTACCAGTCAAAAGAAGACTCAGTGCAGACCTGGAAAGGATTCCAGGAAGAACAAGAAGATGTAATCCGGCAAGAAAGTGCTTTCCATATGAGCATCTACAAGCTGGATAAAGCACCTATCAAAACAGCAGCCGGATCATATGATAGCTCCGATGTGCGATACCAGGGTGACTTGTGGTTCGATATTGATCACAAACCATCTGGAGCTAATCCGACCCAGGCCGACTATGACGCAGCGATTAATGCAGCGATCACCGACGTTAAGAAACTTTTAGATTACTTCATATCGGTAGGTTTACTGCCTAAGTTCTGTCGATTGTTTGCATCGGGCGGCAAGGGATTCCATGTCTGTGTACCGGCAACAGTGTTCCGGGCCACGGCGCCAACGAAATTTCTGCCGCTGATCCACAAGCATATGGCTAGGTTGATTCAGCAACGTGCTGAAACCGCTGGTATTGACATGGCTACCTACAATACCGGCAGAGGCAAGATGCTGCGGGTAGAGAACAAGCCTAGGGCGAATGGACGATTCAAAGTACCGGTCACTTATGATGAGATTCTGGAGATGACCCCTGAATCTTATATAGCATTGACCTCAAAGCCCAGAATTGAAACCATCTATGCCCCACCCAAGTCAGTAGACGAGCTGTGCTTGCTTTATATCGAAGCTGAGGAAGAGCAGCAAGAGCTTAGCAAGATCGTGTTTACCGCGATATCGTCAGCTCAGATGGATGCTTTCTCCGACGGAGACAACCCCACCTGCGTCGACTGGATCGTTCAAAACCACAACATCAAAGCTGGGGATGGAAAATTCAATCGAGCCAAGATGAGTTTAGCTCGGTACTTGGCCAATGCGCCGATCACTGACGCTGAACGTAATCGATTGGCTGATGAGTTCGTTAATAATTGGGAGTCGACTCACTGCCCAACAGTTGAGAGCCGGCACAAGGCTTTACAGGAAACTATGTCATACGGCAGAGAGGAAGGTTTTCTTTGCCCTTTTATGACCAACATCCTGACTGAGAACCCTTGCCCAGGCTGCAAGATTCAAGTCGAGCAACGACGGGAAGTGGCTGAGGCTTCACCCGTCGAGGTGGATATTTTTGGCTACTTCAAGACACCAGCACGTGGGCCTATCAAACGGCTCGCTAACTTTCATCTTGAACCGAAAGTCAGATACATTTCGGAAGGAGACCCAGCTAACACATACAAGGGTCTGACTTGCGATCTTATGCAAACTGTAAGTGCCGGGGTAGAAGCAACAAAGTCGGGATCGGTCTACTTAGAAAATAGTGTCTGGCGATCAGCTGGAGAGTTTAAAAAAGCAATCTCACACATCATAGATGCCGCTTGGTTTGGCAATGATGATGACTTACAACACATTAAATTGTTGCTGACAAATGCAGCAGTGATAGGAGTAATAAAAACCGTGGAACATGTATCAACAATAGGAATACAAAGGCACCTTGATGAAGTTAGGGGTATCGATGAATACGTTTGGGTTGAAGAGGATTACTCTTTTAACACCAGCGGTCTTGTCGACACGCTTAAATTCAAAGGGATCACAACATCAACAGTCGAGACACGTAGTGTCAAATTACAGGGAGTCACTCCTTACCAAAACAAAGAGGAAGAAGTTAACGATACTTTGCGAAACCTGTTTAAAGTTAATACGCCGGGTATCGTCGGCCCGACACTGGGCTGGGTTATGGGCTGCTGGTTAAGAACCCATATCCGTACCAGTGAAACCACCGACAAGCATTTACCTGCACTGCAGATTTACGGGTCATCTGGCCACGGCAAGACAGAAACGGCAACGCTGTTCTCCTTGCTAGCTGGTGCCGACTATATCAGCACCGAACCGCTGGTAGTATCATCGGCGACCCCTTTCGCAATCCGTTGCGAAGCGGCGATCTCAACAACGATCCCTCGTATCTTTGATGAAATGAACGAGCATCGAATCGTTGATAGATCGAAGTATGTGCAAGCTTATGAAGCGGTCAAGATGTCGGCCCGGGGCGGCACAATGCCAAGCGGTAAAGTGTCGAAAGATAACGGCCTGGAACTTGATAACAAAGTGGCGACGGCACCGATCATCATGCTGGCAACCCAACTGAACAGCGCAACGGAAATTCATGAACGGACGATCCCATTGTCGATCAACCGGGTCCACCGTAATGAACAAAATGCGGATGCTTTCCGACACGTTCGGGACAACCCAGGACACTTGATCAGAATGGCCAGGACGGCCATGGAAACTACGATTCACCTGAGCGTGGACTGGGTAGATGCCTGTGTTGAACGGAACCACAAACTCATGCCGAAGGGTATTCAAGATCGAGTGGGTGGCAACTGGCGTTTTGCTTTGGTTGGCTTGGATTACTTTGAATATATTCTGACAGAGAAACAAGCACCAAGGGACATCATTGAAACCGTGATCGGCTTGAAACAAAACTTGCTGGATTATCTAACAAGCCATGAAATTGAGTTGTCACTGTCGTCAGAGACTCAGGAAATCGACAAGGTCATCGACACTTTTGGCGAGATGGTTATCCAAGACACTGGGTACAGCAAGAAGTTCAACCACGGTGAGCATTACATTGTCGTCGGTGATACTTTGCATATCTGGTCATCGGTGTTCTTTCCACAGTACGTCCGGTACAGTCGGCAAGTTCTGATGCGTCCACCTGAGCTGTCGTCGATCAAGCAGTACCAAGACTTGCTGCAGCATCAGCCGTATGCCTTGGGCAGTTGTCCACCAGTGGGTGTTAAAAGCCCAGCCGGTTGGCATTCATTCCACATACCTGGACTGAAAGAAAGAAGCGTTCGGGTTGAGAACTTTTTGGTGGATTAAATGACTACGTTAGCGGATTACTTCAGGTCAGCAGGGTTACCGGCTGTACCTGAGTTTGCTGAGACGATTAAGATGCGGTTTGCGCCCTTTGAACACCAGATCGCTGACCTTAATCATATGGCTACATTTACCCGAGCTGGGCTATATAACGAACCCGGCACCGGCAAGACTATGCCAGTTCAGGCTTACGGGATCTGGTTAGCCAGTCAAGGTAATCGTGTTGTCTATGTTATGCCACCTGTTCTTGTAGCGCAGTTTGTTGGTACGCTCGGTAAATCCTACCCAGGCTATGACAAGTACATCTCATCAGGCATTCTGCAAGGAACACCTAAGCAAAGAGGGAAGTTGATCAACTCCTGGGAAGGCAAGTGGCCGGACATCTTAGTTATGAGCTTCCGGATGTTTGTCGACTACCACAAGCAGTTAAAAGAGGAACAAGGGTATACCTGTGTGGTGGTCGACGAGGCGACTGCTGTCAAGTCCCCCAGCAGCCAGCTTCATAACTGTGTGAAGATCTTCGGCGGTAATCATCGGAATGACTCAAACGGCGTCGTGCTGATGACAGGCTCCCCGATTGACACCAACGTAGTTGATGCCTACGGCTTGATAGCGATCGTAACCCCTGATCGGTATGGTTCGAAGAAAATGTTTGAACGTACCCACTGTATCTTTGCGAAAAAGGTGATTACCGGAGCTGATGGGGAGGAGAAAAATTATTTCAATCAGATCGTTGCTTACCAGAACTACGATGTATTGAATCAGGCACTATTTTTACAAGGCCGAAGGGTAAAAAAGTCAGATGTATCCGACTTGCCACCCAGGCTGATAACAGAAATACCGGTGACCCTGAACCGTTCACACCGTGAGCTTTATCAAAAGGCAGTGGATGAGCGAATGATAGAAATTGGGGAACAAGTAATAGATATGACAACCCAGTCTGCTTTGTATCAATCGATGCAAAGGCTATTACTAAACCCCGATCAGTTTACTGATCAAGCAATAGAAAATGAAGTGCTGATTACTTTAGACGCTTTATTGGAAACGCTTGAGGGTAAGAAAGTGGTGATCTATGCGTGGTTTCAATCATCAGTTGAGAAATTGAAACTGCGTTACGAGCACTTGAATCCGGCTACTCTCTATGGCAAGACCGTAGGCAGTAAACGGGAAGCCGAGAAGATGAAGTTTATCAACGATCCGACTTGTAGGATCATCATTGCCAACCCCCGATCCGGGGGAGTAGGAGTGGATGGCTTTCAAGATGTATCGTCCCATGTGGTTTTTGCAGAAGTCTGCCCCTTTCCTGGGGTGTTTCAACAATCCATTGATAGACTACATCGGACCGGGCAAAAAGCTGAATCGGTCAACGTTTACATTCTTGTTCCTACCGGGACAGTTGCTGTGAAATTGAGGAACGATTTAGTAAAGAAAGACTATCAGCAAGAGCTTGCGGTTCGTGATAAACGAACCATTCTTTCGGCGTTGATGGGCGATGAAGGGGTAAGAGGATCCTTAGATTCCTTATCCTATGCGGTGGAAGCGGTAGACGACTCGAAAGAGGTTGACTCATACCTGGAAGCAGCATAAACTGAGCATCCCATTGGCAGCAACCGATGGGTAAACTAACCTAAACTTAAAAAGGCACTGAATATGGCACTTATTAAAGCAGAAGTAACCCCAAGTAATATCCCAGCATCAACTGGCGCAATAATCGAACAAGCTGCTGAAGCTTTGCCGGTTATTGAATCGACAGTTATCGAATCGGTAGTTGTTGAAGATTCCACCGTAATTCATGACCCTGAAGTTCTTGCAGCTATTGCTGCAGTCAGAGCAGCCCAAGCAGCGAGAGCTGTAGAGCAGGCTCCAGTTGCACAAGTTCCGGTTGCAGATCAACCGATCGCTGTAGCAGTTGAAAACTTACCTGTCGCAACTGTATCTGCTCCAAGTTCACTGGCATCTTTATCTACCCGTGGCTTTGAAGGTTTGGCGTTCGATTGGACTTCATTCCCAAGCATCTCGTTGAAAACCGAAGGACAGTTTGAAGACTTCGAAGGTATGGTCTACGGTAAAGAATTCACTTGCCGTTTGCGTGGATCGAAAGAGCGTTGGGTCTACCGGGCTAACCCTGTGGTAGACAACAAACGCGACGTCGCTTTCTCTTACGATCGCATCAGCACTCAAAACGGTATCTTGTTGGAAGACAAGAAACGTGAGTGGATTGCACAAGGCAAAACCGTTGAAGAAAAACTTTACCTAGAGGCGATGGTAGAGATGGTTTCTCCTGGTGAAGCTTACGATGGCGAGTATCGCATCTTGTCAATTTCACCCACATCGAAAGGCAGATTTACCGGCCATGCTGCGAAGTGTGCAGCGATGGGTGGCGGTGATCCTGGTGAAGTGATCTCTAAGATCTTGGTGGGAACTAAGATCACAAAGGTTGCAAATCCGTTTTACCCATGGGCATTTGAAGTCGTCAAGTAACCCATAAATCTTCGTTATAACCAGAAAGGCCCTGACAGCAATCAGGGCCTTTCTTTTAGAGGCATTTCCAATGATTACTCAAGAACGCTTGAAAGAGCTGCTTCACTACGACCCAGAAACAGGGATCTTTATTACGATTAGTAAACGCGGCTGTAACAGCGCAGGAGCTATTGTCGGGCATACTAGGATCGATGGCTATGTAGATATCAGAGTTGATAACCGGCTTTACCGAGCACATAGATTGGCTTGGCTATACACCTTTGGAGAATGGCCCAAGTTTCAACTTGACCATATTAACGGAGTAAGAAACTACAATCCTATCTCTAATTTACGACAAGCAAGTAAGTTAGAGAATATGCAAAATACAAAGACGTATGAGACAAATACGTCCGGCTATACCGGTGTTGTCTTTCATAAACTTAGTGGTCTATGGGCTGCAAGAATACAAATCAAGAAGGTCGTCATATCTCTTGGCTATCACAAAACACCAGAATTGGCTTATACAGCGTACTTAGCTGCTAAGGCAATCCACCACACATTCCAACCAACCCCAAGAGAGGCTTCATTATGACCCCAAGCAAAGACCTTTGGGTCTTGTGGGATCTCCGAGGTTTGATTCTTCAATCCTACCATTCTGGTACAGATCAGGATTCAGGATCATTAAACCCAAAGATAAGATCCACAGGACACACGCTAGACAAGTTTATGGAGAAGTATCTTCTACCTGCCACTAAACTTGTCCCACTGAATAAAATTATTGCAGTAGAAGATGCCGGAAATCTTTATCGTAAAACCCTTTCCGACGATTACAAAGCCAAAAGACTTCCCATGGACCCAGATGTAAAAATAGCAGTTGATGCATCTATGTCGGCGATAATTGAACTGCTTAACTGCTTAGGCATCGTTCAAGCGTCAGTAGAAGGGACAGAGGCTGATGATCTGATCTGCTATTTAAACGACAAGCTACCAGGGCGTAAATTGATCTTTAGTGTAGATGGTGATTTAACAGCGATGATCAGCCCAACAACGACTGTGTTTCTGAAAAACGAACCTCAAACAGCGTATAGAAAAGGTGACCTGACGATCTTACCTCGACATGTGACTTTGTTTAAGTCAATTGTTGGTGATACTTCAGATGGTATTACCGGAATAAAAGGTATGGGACCCAGCGCTTGGTCAACCCTAGTCACTGAGTTCGGAATTGATGGGATCGATGAATTAGTCGCTATTGTGGATTCAGACGATCTTGGACAACTGAAAACGATTGCTGAGCAAGCTAAACATCCCTTGCTTAATAAGATAGTTCTTAATATTAATGAATGGCGCAAGTCATACCTTTTAGCCAAACTTCGCCCTGAGCTGGTAGACGGAAAACAAGGTGGAAAGTTCACCAGAATTAAATGGAACAAGCGTCTCCCTGAGCAATCAAGGCTTGACCGATTAATGAAATCGACCAGTGCTTACTGGCTGGCACAAGACCTTAAACATTTGATGCCCACCCAGACGCTGATCACCGCGAAAGATTGGGACGACGATGTCCTTAAAGAAGCTACTCAGCTATTCAAGGGATCCCGTTACATCTCAATCGATTGGGAAACCTGGGCGCCTGAACATGCCCCTTTCACAAAGGCCAGCAAAGGTACTTACGTTGACATGCTCAGCTCCAAGATCACCGGGACGGGCTTCACTTGCGGAGAAAACCTTGAACACACATTCTACTTCCAGTTCGATCATGCTGATGAAGACAACAACATCGACAAGTCCCACCTCGTCGAACTGCTTGACTGCATCCCAGAGGGCATGCCTATTATCGCTCAAAACGCACTTTTTGAGAGAACAGTCTTTCTCAACGAGTTTGGCTTCGACATACCGGGGTTACACGACACTAAAATAATGGCGTCTCACGTTGATGAGTCACTCCCTTCCGGTCTGAAAGATATGACCAAGCACTGGATGAATTATAGCCAGTTGCGTTACGACGATGTCATTGCGAAAGGCAAGACCATGAAGGACTACACCGGTGAACACGTGTTCAAATACGGTGCCGATGATCCTCTCGTCACAGCTCACTTGTACGATCTGTTCTATATCATCTTGAACCTGGAAGGCACTTGGGAGTTTGTCCGGGACAACGAGTTCACCATGAACTACGTTTTATCGGATGGCTATCTGGACGGTGTTGCAATCGACTTCGATGAAGTTGAACGTCAACGTGAGGAAGACCAACTCACTTATGACACCAACCTGCTTACGATACGTGGTCTGTTAAAAGCAAACCTGGATAAAGATACGATCTACGCCGGTGCTAAAAACTGGATGGAAGAGTTACTGGTTAACCACCGAGCTGAAGCGAAGTATCTCTCTGGCTTAATCGCTAAAGCAAGCAAGAGTGAAAACTTTATTGCCGTGTTGAGAGCCAATAAGATAGTGATGAAGTGGGTCGGAGATTCAGTTACTGATGAAGCTACGCTGGAACAGATCCTGGATAAGCTGAATGAAAAATTGTTCAGGGACAGTATTGAAGGTGAGGCGAAGTCCGGTACAAGGGCTCCACTCTGGAAGCAGGCTGTTGAAGCGGCGACTTACGCTGACTATAAAGAAGAACCAAAACCCGCTTCATTTTCTTGGAGCCTTGGCAAAGTTAATCAGTTATCCGAGATTTTTGGATTGCCGGTCTGGCCAAGCATCTCCGACCTTGATGCGATGAACGCCTATCAGAAATCCATTGAACACATTCTCATGTGGGAAGATCGAGGTGATAAAGAAAATTTTGTTGAGGCAGTATTCTTTGCTGCTGAGGCGGCTGTCAAGAAGAAACACACCAAGACCGAGTCCTATAAATGGCTGAAAGAGCAATACGTCAGCCGCTTTGAAGGTGGTATTGAGAAGTCAGGGTCTGAGTTAAATCTGAACAGCCCAAAGCAAGCAGCCGAATTGCTTTATGCAATGCTTGGGTTACCGATCCGTACCAGGGCAATGGAGATATCTAATAGTAGGGTTGAGAAAGGTTTGGAAGGCTCACCGCAAACCAACAAAGATGCATTGGCTATGGCCATTGCCTCAGGTGATGCGGTAGGCTGGAAACGGAAAGTGTTAGAACTGCTGACGGAAGCCAAGAGTGCCAGTACTCGAATCGGTTTGTTCTACTCCAAGTTACCGATGTGGAAACACCCTATCGATGGCTTGATTCATCCGCAATTCAACTCATGCGGCACTGAGACTCGTCGATTCTCTGGCAGCTCGCCGAATATGCTGCAGTTGAGCAAGCGTGGTGAGGGTGTGAAAGTACGGCAGTGCTTCATCCCGAACACCAAGTATGATCATGACGTCATCGTGTCAATCGATTTTGATGGGCAGGAACTGCGGATCATCGCAGGGTTGTCAGGCGATAAGGCGATGACTTCTTGCTACGTTGGAGACAACAAGAAGAATGTTCACTCGCTGACCGGTGCCGGCATTGCCGGAACATCATATGAAGAGTTCATTGCAATCCTGAAAGATGAAGACCATCAGTTGTCCGGCAAGTTCGGCGACATCCGGAAAGACTCCAAGAATGTAAACTTCTTGTCGGCTTACGGTGGTGGTGCTGGAAAACTTGCTAGAAAATTGCTCTGCTCTGTGGAAATAGCTAAGGAATACTTGACTGCCAAGAAGAATGTTTACTTCGGTATCGAGGAATGGAGAGCACAACAAATCGCAATCCTTCGCGATAAAGGGTTTTTCAAAACGTTATTCGGATCCAGAAAGCATGTATTCAATAAGGTGCTGAGCAGTGATGACGGGATGAACTCTTATTATGAAAGAGCTTCTATTAACTTCCAGATTCAGGGTGTTGCTGCTGACTATTTGAAGAAAGTTCTGACTGATATGTACAAGGCTAGAACTCTGAAACGTCACGGTGCCGTGATGTATGCAGCGATCTATGACGAAATGGTCTTCTCCGTCCACAGCAGCCAAGCTGTTGATTTTATCAAAGAAGTTTACAGCTTCATGGTGCAAGGGATTCCTGGCCTGCCGATCGAAACACTGGCTAACCCTTCCATCGGGTTGAACTTTGCTGACCAAATCGAAATCTTGAAGGATGCTGATGATCCACTAACGGATGCCAAAATTATGAAGGCTATGAATAAGGCTTTTGGAATCGAGGAGCAAATGGCAGCATAGGGATTAGCCTACATTCTGTAATTATATTCTTACTTTGTAACACAATTGTCACAAACAGCCCTTATAGTAGCGCAAATGCTTATCTTATAGGGGCTAACAATTTAGTTCATTCTTTAAAAAATTTAACCAACTTTTCTACAGCAATAGGAAATCATTATGAAAATTAAAGTACAACAATTACCGGCCGCTATACAATCACTGGACTACAGTACTGAAGGATCAGCAGCCGTTGAGCTGAGAGCAAGTGTATCAGACGTTTGTCTGCAACCCGGCGAGATACAAGCAGTAGCAACAGGCTTGTCGCTTCATATTCCAGCAGGATTTGCAGGCCTAGTCCTACCAAAATCAGGGCAGGCAAAAAGAGGACTTGGGGTTAGCAACTCACCTGGGTTAATTGACGAAGACTTCAGAGGCGAGATAAAAATTCTTGCCCACAATATGACTGATCATCCGATCTGGATAAGTAAAGGAGAACGTATTGCCCAACTGATGTTCATCCCTTACGTCAAGGCTGAGTTCGAAGTAGTTGAAAGCTTGGACGACTCTGAGCGTGGTACAGGCGGCTTCGGCTCGACCGGTACAGTGTAATGATTGTTATCTACGATTTCGAAACGACGGGCTTCAAGTCCAACCACGCAGTAGAGCTTGCTGCTGTAATTTACACACCGAACGGTGAAACCTTTACTTACCACAGCCGTTGCAAACCGTCATCCCCTATTGAAGATGGGGCTTGTGGTGTGCACGGTATCAGTAATCAAATGGTGGCAAATGAACGTAGCGACACCGAAGTCACTACTGAATTTTGGAAGGACATCAATGATCTACATAATCCAGCACAAGGGCCACTGGTTCTAGGCGGTCATAACAGCGGGTTTGACTTACGAGTTTTAAAAAAATATGTAGTTGTTCCAGAGAACACGCCAGTGCTTTGCACCATGAAGCTGGGTCGTCTGTATTCACCGGAAGCTGAAAACCATAAGCTGACTACCTTGCATGCCCATCTTGGCTGCACCGGTAATTACCAAGCTCATGCTGCGTTGGACGATTGTTGGATGTCGTTCGATATCTTGAAGCACTACATGGATACTTTAGGACTTGGTTATCTTGATCTGGCCAGAGGGCAGTCCAAGCCGGTCACACTTAAAATTGTGCCATTCGGTAAACATAAAGGGGAAAGCTTCACTACGGTGCCGACTTCTTATATGAATTACATGCTCGGCATGAGTGATCTGGACGCTGATGTAGCTTACAACTTCCGGCAGGAGATCGCCAGACGGGGTATCTAATGAAAACCAACGATGGATCGTACCTGCAAGACAAGTTAGCGAAGGTGTTGAAAGACTACTCCGCTAACCACAAGGGGTTGATGCACCGGTTTCCTGATACCAAATCAGCAGGTGGAAACTTTCTCCAGGCTCAGCCTGGGGACTTTTTCTTCCTGGTTCCTCAGGGCAGCATCTTAATCGAATGTAAATCAACGGTGGCTAACGCCACCTTATTATCTTTAGCTTGGCATGGAAAGGTAGGTAAGAACCAGATCGCAAAACACCGACTATGGCAACGATCCGGTCATCCTTCTTTATATTTATTTGGTAACCTAACTGAAGGGGAGAGGAAAGCTACCTTCGAATGGCACCATGGTATTAATGTGATTAATAAGAAATATAGCCCCTTATCGTCCGGACGGATCCCGGAATTAGGTGGTTCTATCCCTGACCTATTAAATAATTTGAAGGATTGTTAAACATGGAGACATCAAACCGGTTGCATGAAATTCTTTACACAGCACATATTTCAGCCGTCAGTTTAAAGAAATACAAAATGGGAGATAATATTCCACTTATCGACTCTGTTGCCTGGGTTATAGATGGGGTAGTCGGTTGTGATGGGTATCACCCGGCCAAAGACGTTTTCGTTACTATTCGCTTGGCTGCTAACGGCTCCATGCTCAATTTAGAAAACGTGTTCAGTAAGGGTGGAGAAGCCCGAAAGTATGTATGTGAAACCCCAGTCGCGGTGATCGCAGTGATGAGTATTGCTGACTTCAAAGCGATCGTCAAGAAGGACAATCTTCTTGCGAACGTTGTTGCAGAGATACATGATCACTCAGTTACCGCAGTAGAAACAACATTAGGAGTTAGTCACGGAACAGCAAGTGACAAGGTGATGTGGGCGATTCAACGGTATAAGAAGATCACCAAATGTGCAGACATTATACCAATGTTAAAAATCAGGATCGCTGCCCATACCGGCATCGCTCCTGAATCAGTTAGTCGGGCATTAAAGCAGTTGGTATGCCAAGGGGAGATAACCACAAAGACGAACATCAGCGTAACACTTAAAGAGGCATCATAATGAAAATCAGATTTTTTACTGACCCACATATTGGGTTAAACCGGACATCGCATACCACCCCTGCGTCGAGAGAGAAATTGAAGCAGGCATTGGCCAACAATGTAGACGCTCTACTGGGAAGTTTCCCAATCACTACGATCTGTTTAGGAGATTTATTTGACTCCTTCGATACAGACAATAAATCATTACTAGCTGGCTTGAAGATATTCAAAGCATGCACTCTTACTTTATACGGTAATCATGACCTATCGAATCGGGTAGATCAATTGTCCTCTGTGGAGTTGTCCAGCTATGTCACTAACTACATCGGTGGTAGACACAGCATAACTACACCTAAAGCCAGCACCATGGCCAATGGCGTCCAGATGTGGTGGATCGATCACAAACTCAACCAGGAAATCTTTGAGGGTGCCTTGCAAGACGCTTATAACCAAGCCACCGAAGGGTCTATCCTGCTGTTACATTGTAATTATGATTCACCATTCGCTACTCAAGAGTCGACGCTTAATTTAACCCGTGAAGATGTTGACGTCTTGTTAACCAAGTTCGCTTACATCTTGATTGGCCATGAGCACATGCCAAGAACAGACTTCGATGAGCGAGTAATTATCTTGGGCAACACTCACCCAACAGGCTTCTCCGACATCTCTGATAAGTTTGCTTATGACTTTGATATCGAAAACGGCAAGGTTGTCTCTATCACTAAAGAGCAAATCTGGGATGAGAACCTTGGATACCTGTCGCTGGACTGGACTGAGCTAACTGAACTGGACAGCATCGGACCGATGGTTCAGTTCGTTGAAATCAAAGGTGTGGCTGACCAACAGCACATGCCATTGATCGCTTCTCAGGTATCTAAGTTATGGCAGATGTCCGATAACTTATTGATGGTGAGAAATGCGGTGACTTCAACCAAGCAAGAAGGTGAGATCGTAGTTAACGAGTCGACTCGATGCCAAAGTGTACCGGAGCGAATCTCAACAGAACTGGCCGGCACTAAGCTTGAACCTCTGTGGAATGCTTACTTGGGGGCTTTATGAAATCGGACACACGATTTATGGCACAGATAAAGCTGCTGTCACCTGACCAAGTAAACGAACTGAGCGATGCGATGGTAACTGCCGGGATTGCCTACGAACTGAAAGGCGATTGGAGAAGTGTATTCAAACGGCAGTCGTATAAATACAAAGTAGGCTATGCCAACCGGGTTTATTCCATGTTGGCAACGATCCACAACTCGAAGATCGACCCTATGATTAATGCAATAGTGAAGGTGACGTTATGAGACAAGACAAACATGTATTGACATATAGTTATTTGATGGAGCTGCTAAATTATAACCAAAGTAGTGGAGAGTTTATCTGGAAGACTCGGCCAGTCAGCCATTTTAAATCTATGGGTGCTTGTAAAGCTTGGAACACAAGGTACTCAGGTAAACCAGCGGGGTATATTAATGAAGGATATCGGCTGATTACCATAGATTGTATCCTTTACTCCGCTCACCGTTTAGCTTGGTTTTATATACATAAAGTGTGGCCAACTGCACAGATAGACCATAAAGATACAATTAAATGCCATAACTGGATAGATAATTTACGAGATGCTACACACCCCGAAAATCAACAGAACCTACAAGTGTGTAGATCCACCAATAAGTCATCTGGGTTGTTAGGGGTTAGCTTTAATAAAAAGAGTCAAAAATACACTGCACAAATAATGCTTAACTCGAAGAATAAACATCTTGGATGTTTCACTAATGCAGACGAAGCTCATCAAGCCTATGTAGTAGCTAAGAGATCTCTACACCCTTTTGGAGAATTATAATGATACATTCAGTCACATTAAATAAATTTAAACAACACCAGAATAAAGTAGTGGTGTTCAATGAAGGCTTAAATTCTGTTCAAGGGGAAAATGGGGTAGGCAAGACAGCGGTTCTAAAAGCTGTCTTATTCGCTCTATTTGGAGCCACAGCTGCAGGATGCAAAGACCATTTAACCACATGGGGGTTAACAGGTATGTCTGTAAAGCTAGACATAACTCTCCCTACTGTAGGCAGAGTAACTGTAATTCGCAGTTTAACTAAAGCAGAGGTACTTTTGGAAGGAAGTTTAGTTGCGTCTGGACAAACAGCAGTTACCGGATATATTGAAGATAAGCTAGGGATGAATGCTAAGCTTTTTAAAAGTATGCTTTATGCGGAACAAGGCGACGCTCAACTGCTATTAAAGATGGGTGCAGCCGGTCTGCAGCGTCAGTTAGAAACCGTAGCGAACATCGAAGTGATCGACAAGGTGATCACCAAGATCGGGATTGACAATACTCGGGCTGAAGGCGAACTGGCCGGTATCGGTGAACTTGTCGACATCAATGCGCTGAGAAACCAGCTTGATGAAGTCACCGCAAAAGCGAATACCCATGAGAAGACCCAGGTAGCTTTGCAAATTAAAGCTCAAGTTAGTACAGGGCATGCAGACCTTGCTCGTAAAGATTACGACCAAGCGGTGGTCAGCATGGCACGGTTCGGAAAAGCTAATACCGAGTTGACCAATCAGCTTGCACGTCAAGCATTGTTGGTGCAGCAGCTGGAGCAGTTGACTACCAACAAACCCGTTGCTGTAAGCCATATCGATATTGATAACTTATCTGCGGCGGTGACTAAGCTGCAAAAAGAAATCGGTTCTGATCATTACTCAATCCAAAATTACATAAACGATTTAGCTCATTACGAGTCGGTAGTTGAAAGACATCAACGCCTGTCCTTAACTACGTTTACCTTGAATGGCGCCAAGATTTTGGAGAGTAGACGACTGCGAGATTACGAGGCTCAGCTAGATGCTTTAGCCGACCTGAAGAACAAACAACAAGCAGAACACAGTATCAATTGTTTATCTTGCAAACGTCCACTTGAAGGTAAAGATATTGTTCGGATCAAGGCTGAAGTTATGGAGGCTTTTGCAGTACTTGATACCGTGACTCAGGAAGCCGAGAAAAGTTTCTCATCACTGGTGGCTTATTTAAAAGCGAATGGAACAACACTACCATTGTTACTCGGGTATGAACAAGAATTGAGCCATGTGGAACGGGAGCTTGCACAAATAGAGGAACCTACCCCATTAACCTTAACAGAGGCTTCCATCGCTGAACGTGAGACCCAACTAGCTCTTGATAAAGCAAGGCTGACTGAACTTCAACTGGCTCAACGAGAGTACAACCTCTGGCTGGCTCAATATAATAAACTGGGAGCTGAAGTCGCCCAGGTCGATACCGCTGTGGTGAAAGCGCAAACCAATTTATCAGACTTGAATGTACCATCCGATGCTGAACTTAAAGCGTTGTCTCAAGCGGAGGAAACAACCCGGCTCGATGCGACGACAAAGAGAATTGCTCTCAACAACGCTCAGCAAGCATACCGTGACAGTGTAAACGAAAAGTCCCGCTTACTGATTCAAGTCACCGCAGCGGAATCCAAGGCTGATAAAGTCAACGTTATTAAGCATCAATCCGCTCTGAGAGCTGAGCTGCACAAATACCTTAGAACTAACCGGGCAAAGTTAATGATAGACTACTGGGCGGCTCTGACCAACTATGCTGGCCACTTGATCAATTCAACAACTGAAGGCCTGATGCACACCTTAAGTCGGTCGGATTCCGGTGACTTCTATGTCATCGAAAATGGACAGCAGGTGCCGGTGGAGGAGCTTTCAGGAGCAAGGAAGTCTATCGTAGGGCTTTGCTTGAGATTGAGCTTGGCGCATCTGTTTTATGGCACTGGTGGCTTCGTTCTCCTGGACGAAGTAACCGCTGACTGCTCGGAGAACAATGCCGCCCGGATCGCCGGGATGTTGAGAGGTCTGCAGTCACAGGTTATAATGGTCACCCACCGTCAAGGTGATGCAGTAAACGCAAACCACAGTATTTTATTACACTAATCACCAACCAAGTAAAGGCAGCAGCAACTGCCTTTACTTAACTAAAAGAGGCACCACATGTTTAACGAAAAGAAACCTGACCGATCAGCTATCGGAAGTACTGGAAGTTCTGTAATTTCCGGCACAGATGCAACACCTATCAGATGTCAAACACCTCCAAAACCTGCTCCTATACAAGCAGACCGATTCAACGCCGGTAAACCTAAGCTCAGCTATATAAGTTCAGCTCCCGCAGCTCTCATAGGGTTATCAAATGTCTTTACGTTCGGGGCAGAAGTTAAAGGCTATGGTAGAGACAATTGGAAGAAAGGTTTACCTATAACTCAACTGATTGATAGTTTAGATCGGCATAAATTGGCTTTCTTCAATGGCCAGGATACTGACGATGAGTCTGGGTTACCACATGTAGATCACATCTTGTGGAACGCACTTGTCTTGTCAGAGATGTTTCATTCTCAGCCTCATATGGACGACCGAAAAGTCGGAGTCACTTTATGAAAGGGAGCAGCATTGCAGGTAAGGTATTCGGCAGGTTAACAGCCATTAAACCCCTAAGAGTGTCTAATAAGAACATGGTATGGCTTTGCCAGTGCTCCTGCGGAAAAGAGACGGAGGTCTTGAGAACTAACCTTGTAAGTAAGAGATCAAATACCCGGTCATGCGGGTGTTTCCAGTTGGATAACGTAATTGCTTTGATGACAAAACACGGGGGCGCATCCATAAAAGGAGCGACAGCATCTCGCTGCTCCGCTGAATATAGGGCTTGGAGAGCAATGAAGGTAAGATGCACTGTATCCTCTATAAAACAGTTTCACAATTATGGAGGAAGAGGGATTAAAGTTTGTGATAGGTGGATGGATAGTTTTGAATCCTTCCTAGAGGATATGGGCCGTAAACCTACTTCGAAACATACTTTAGATCGCAAAGATAACGATAAGGACTATGCACCAGATAATTGTAGATGGGCTACATATCAAGAGCAGGCCCTTAATAAAACTACAACTTTTAGGATTGAAGGCAAGACCTTACATGGGTGGAGCATTGAGTGTGGTATCCCTGCGGAGAGACTAAAATCTAGGATAGGGAGAGGCTGGGGACTTTTGAGGGCTACGTCACAGCCGCTTAGAAGATCACCGATGAGAGGTAGAGTATGATCTCCGGACAAAGATTAGCCAGCCTTGCTTCTCTGGTATTTCGGCCTTGTGATCCAGAATTGATTGGACCATCCTCTATCGATGTAACACTAAGTGATACATTTTTTACACCCAGAAAGCCAGATCTAGATGCAATCGACCTATCTAACTTACCCACCGAGGAAGAAATGTATGACCGTGTCCTCGTTGATAAATGGTTGAAACTTTACCCTAAACAATTCGTCAAGGCACTCACCCACGAAAAATTTAACATGCCAACTAACGTAGTTGGTATGTTCAGCCTGCGTTCGGCAATGGCTCAAGCCGGATTAGAGCAATCTACTTCGGTCTGGATACGGCCAAACTGGGAAGGGCATCTTGTCCTTGAGTTAAGCAACCTAACTAACAAGCCGTTGATACTCAGGCCCGGACTACGGATCGGTCAAGTACACTTTTTCAAACTGAAATGAGTACCATCGATAAGAAGATAACGGGCTTCAAGGTAAAGACCGGTGAGCAGGTTGTTGTTGAACCTGTTCACTCAGTTCTATCTCGACCCGATGAGATCACCGGCAAAACCTACAAGATCAAACCAGCAGGGATTGATCATGCGATGTACATCACCATCAACGATATCCTGGTTGATGGTGTGATCAGACCTTACGAGCTGTTCATCAATTGCAAGCATGTGGAAAGCTTTCAATGGGTGATGATCTTTACTCGGTTGGTGTCGGCGGTGTTCAGAAATGGCGGTGAGTATCAGTTCATCATCGACGAAATGAAAGCGACGTTCGACCCAGCGGGTGGGTACTTTAAGAAGGGTCATGGCTTTGTCCCTTCCCTTGTGGCCGACATCGGTTTGGTGATCGAACAACATGTTACGGGATTAAAATGACTTTTGAACAATGTATTACAAAGTTCCCTGACGAGTGGTTTACCAGATTTCACGCTGAATTTGTGACTCCAGAGTTTTGGATTTGGTGGGTAAATTACTACACACTTCCTGACGAGTATCTTGATCACCAAGAGTTTTGGGTACGCTGTGCATTTGCTTTAGCTGGATGGAGATATTCCTTACCAACAAAATAACCTATTAACTGCTTCCCACCACTTGACAGCAATCAGGTGGTGGGTTAACCGGAGCAAACACTGTGATAAAATATTTAACAATCGGCAAGTTCGCAGAACTGTCGGGTTATTCAGCGAACGCGATTCGGCTTAAAATATCGCGATGCATTTGGAAAGAGAATGATGTTTGGGTAAGAGCCCCAGACAACAGGGTATTAATAAGTATAGATGGGTTTAATCTATGGGCAGCAACACCGGAGTTAAGCTTGTCACAGCAGCAAGCGTACAGATCGAGTTCCTCTATCAAGGGGTCAGGTGCAGGGAAAGGGTCAAGTTCAACCCTGCAACCACTGAACCTGATGTAGCACTCAAAAAAGCCTACCAGCATCGGCAAGCTATCCTGCATGCCATCGATAATGGCAGCTTTGATTACGCCACCGTCTTCCCCACCAGTAGAAACGTCAAGAAATTCACCGTTGAAAAATGCCTCACCGTTGGGGTGTGGCTCGATCAATGGCTGGCTGAGAAAGAACCTCACCTAAAAACCAGCACCGGAGTTGGATACATCGCCCGGGTCAACATCCTCAAAGCACACTTCGGAGAGATCAAGTTAACTGATCTCAAGAAAACCGATGTCAAGGCATGGTGCAAGACATTAACTTGCAGTAATAAAACCATCGCTAATTTACTATCCCCCTTTCGTGTAGCACTACAAGAGGCCTATAGCGACAGCCTTGTACCTGAGAATATCCTGCTAAACTTTCGCTTCAGGCGTAACGTCCCTCCACCAGCTCGCTCAGTTAACCCCTTCAGCCCTGAGGAACAGGAGATCATTCTTGCAGCCCTTTCAGAGCAACCTCGTAACTTGATCCAATTTGCCTTCTGGACTGGGTTACGAACTTCAGAACTCGTCGCCTTGGAATGGCAGGATATCGATTGGGACAGAGGTATCATTCAGATCCGCAGAGGGAAAACTCAACACGCTCGAACTCCTGAAACCACCAAGACCAGAGCAGGCGATCGAGAAGTAAAACTTTTACCTCCTGCAATCGATGCGCTAAATGCACAACGACTCATAGCACCTGAATCCCGCAACGTAATCTTTGCTGACCCATTGACCGGAAAACCTTGGGAAGGAGATCAGCCGATCAACCGGCTTTGGGTTAAGACTTTGAAAATTGCAGGAGTCAAATACCGTAAACCTTATTCGACCCGACACACCTATGCGTCGATGATGTTATCGGCAGGAGAAAATTTAGCGTGGGTATCAAGGCAGCTGGGTCACTCAAGTGTTATCCAGACGGCAGGGACTTATGCAACGTGGATGCCAAACTCTCAACCGGAGGCAGGAGGCAAAGCAGTGGAGATTTTCTCTACGAAAAAACGTCCTTAAAAACGTCCTTTTTCAGACAGAAACGTACATTTTCAGACTTATTTTAAGGACACTTTTTCAGTAATCTCAAGGGATACAAGGGATGCAGACGCAAAAAAGGGGGCATTATGCCCCCATTACTATATTGATTAATAAGGAGTTTATCTAAAAGTGTCCGAGAAAACGTCCTTTTTAATTAAATCCAGGCAATTATCACCGCCTTTGGATTGAAGCATTCTACACAACTTCACTCCTACTTTAAACCAACTTTCTTCGACGTGATCACCGTCAATATCGAGTTCCCGATTCCGTAAAGCGCAGCGATTCCCATCGCAGCCGCTTGAATAGTTTGCTCATCAATATGGAAATCGTAGCCAAAACCTTTCGCGATAACCGCGATAGCACCCAGCACACCCACCAAAGTGTTGCCGACGATCTGCCTGTCCTTCCAGACTTTGGAATCAGTAAGTTCTTTACCTTGTTGGAACAGCGTGAAAAACGCTTTGAATTCTTGAATCATTTTGACCTCCATGTCAAATCGTTTGATACCCTTTTATCGGGTCGTTAAATTTCAGAGCTTTGTGCATCTGCCTGTCAGTGGCATCTATGCCGGTAAACTCCAGTATCCAATCTAGCAATATCTCTGGATCAGTTTTGTATTTTAGCACACACCAAGGCACTGCGTTAGTCAAGAAGAAATTACACCAGAAAGCTTCTTCAGCCAGATGCGAATTAAGATCAGCCATCTGACCTTGAGTATAGGGAGACTTGCTTTCCATCGACTCAGCCAAACCCCGGCTGCAGAACAGGAATACGGGATCCCTTATATAAGGTAGCAGATCTGGAATCCAGTGCCGCATATCCACGGATTTAAATCCCCAAGAAAAGAATTCAGCATCTTGCTTTCTCAACGTGGCAAGACGCTCTTTATGCGTTCGAAGCGTGCTGAATTCGACATCCTGATGCACCCCTTCGTGCGTAAACTCCTTTCCCATATACACGCCTAAGTGACGCAGCGTTCCGGCCACCAGTGAGGTGCCACTGAACGGTGTGCCACACACTATATAAGTGGGCGTGTCATAATCGTGCGGTCGGATGATCACGACGCCAGCACCTTGATATACTCAGAAGGAGTACGGTAATAGAAGGTGCCGCCGACCACAGCGAAATCAGTGATAGGCAGATACTCTTGATTAACATTTTTGCTTTCGGTGTCGACATGGACAAGAAGAAAACCCATATCCCACTTCTCCGCATTACAATATGACGCATCTTTAAGGTGTCCACATCCAGTCTGAACCCAACTGTAAGATCCAAAAGTCTCATTATAGCAGGGGGTAACTTTGAATTTGTGGGAGTGGCCATTGGTTCCTGGCATCCCTAGGTTGATTCCTTCAGGAAAGTGGTTGGTAACATAGCACCCAAAATAGGTCTTATAATTTTTAGCTACCTCAGATTTTATATTGGTAACAGTATAAGCTGACAGATCAGACTTGGCGATGAAATTGACTTGGTAGGTCTCTAAGCCAAGAAGCTTACTGACAGTAAAGCCATGCAGGTCAGAAAGAAGGATACGCATAGCTGGTGTGGCATCTGCTAAGTGTTTCACTAAGCGGTCTTCATGGTTGCCTGAGATCCAATCTATTTGCGCGTCAGGGCAATTTTCCCGTAACGGTGCAAGGATATGTTCATGGATGAATTTAATCTTGGCGACCACGTTAAACCCTCTGGGGTCAACCGTATACTTACCGAACTCAGAAGCATCCCAAATATCTCCGTTCAACACTATGATCTCTGGCTGCACCCTCTTAGCAGTGTCCAACAATACTCTTAGATAAAATGGGTCAACCAACTCATCATGTAGGTCGCTACAGATAAGTACGGTTTGAAACCGCTTCCCAACCGGACGCAGGTATTTGTCACCCCAATCTTTTTTATCAATATTCAACTGCCGATAATGATCAACCGACGCATGCTTAGCGATATTCTTTTCCAGATTATGCTGCTGCCGGCTCAGTTTGATTCCTGCCTGACGTTTGAATTCTTCAAAGGTTCCAGCCCAGGCTGAGTAACAAGATTCAGAATACTTACCGTGGACTCGGTAATAGTTACGGCTGATTACCAGCTCAGGGTTATCAATGGCTATGGAGCGAAGGTCAGCGATGCATTCTTCTTTCGTCGCCTTGGTGATCTTCGGAATGAGAGTTTCTGATAGTGGTGCGGTGGTTGCCATATACATCCTTGTATTAGCGGAATGTGAGGGTTTAGACCAAATAAGGTTCCCAAGTGGTCCCTACCAATGCCGAACGTATTGCTGTACTCAGCGTCGGGTTACTGAGTGAATACTCTCCAGGAAGGGTTAATGTCAGCGTGTCGACAATGCGTGTAAACGCACCGACTTGCTCGAAGATGTTAAACGAGACTTTAGATTCTGGAGTAGCTCCTCCATAATTTGTCTCTAACGATAAGATAGCGATACTCATTTTGTTATCCTCAATAAACTTACTTTAAGTGAAAGTGTAAAACCTGTTCCAGTTACTGAAACAGTTCTCGGTATGTTAAACGAATTAGTTTCCTGGCCTACAACGCTATGATAGAGCGGTCCTGCAGTGCTTTGAAACCCTACCAGTCCAGCTCCGGGTTTCAGTGCTGCCAATGTTCTGGAGATCTGCAGTATTGCAGTGCTACCCTCGAAGGTTGTGTTCACTGCTATCATACCATTATAGCCAACAGGCATTCCTCCTGTATCTTGAAATGCGTTACCGTGTCTAAATAATTCTAATATCAGTGTACCTGGGACGTGCATGTACCCAGTTTGTAAAGCACCCAGTGGGCCTGTTGCGTTCGATAATTTAACCCATATAAGTGGAAACAAACTATCAGATAAAGCAGGTATAGGGATGGGAAAGCTGGCGATATTGAACGACTCGATATCGTTGAATGGACCCACGGAAGGGGGGTTTAAGTAAGCGTTAGAAACTACCCCTGTCATGTCAGTAACAGTAGCAAAATTAAGGAACTCACCACTCCAAGTTACATGAGGCAATATTTTGTCTGTATTAAGGATGAGCTCCCCTGTTACTGGTCGTTTAATTTCAATAAGATTTTTTGAAAGATAAATACTCATAAGATATTCAGTATCCTGTCGGTTAACGTATAGTTCACTCCACCTGTTGAATCCCCTTCGTATTTATGGTCATTGGCTAATCCTACCCAATCTTGCCTACCTAATAGGACATTACCATTGGCTCCTTTTACCAGGGCAGATGCAAACAGCCCATAATTATAAAAACCCATGGATGCAGGATCGGTCGTCCACTGCACCCGCCCATATCCTTGGAATATAAACTTCCCTGTTTTTATCTCGGTGGATCCTATCGGAGGAGTATTCTGTACTGTTGCATAAGTAGTGATATTGCCCAGGACTGCAGTGTAAGGGGTCGTATTGATTGAGTACAAACTTGCTATAGTGGAAATGGTAGGTTGTTCAGCTACGGTGGGTATTTGAAAAGCAGAAGTAGTTGCGGTAGCGTTGATAGGGGAAACCATAGTGAATGACGGGTCCCAATTTGATACCGTTTGTTTAGGATCCACACCTGCAGGCCAAACATAATCTGGCATTGTAGCTATAGCTGCGGCCAACTGCAGATAAACATCATTAAATCTTGATTGTAACGTCGAGACCCAAGTACAGCCAGCATACCTAGAATTTATATCACACACAGCTTGCTGAGATAAACTTGCTGGGGACAACAAGGTCAAATCAGTCGCAGATACAAGGTCCAACGTGCCAAGGTAAGTAGTAAGTGCTGTGTAAGCAGTCTGTAATGTAGTCCTTTCCAATTCGGTATTAGCCCCAAGTGCTGCAATATATTTATTTGCAACTGAGTCGAAGTAAATTGGGTTCTTACCAATAAATCTGTCAAATGCAGCATCTACTATCGCCTTGTCTGCAGTTACCTCAGCTAGAAACTGGAGGATATCGGGCTTCCTAATAGCTGGTAAAACCCCTGTTGGGAATATCCATGACAACATATTCTTCATATTATTTTCGTACTTGCTTACCCCTCCATAAATAGGAGATATCAAGGTAGGAAGATTACTGCTTAACGTTCCCAAACCTACAGAATAAGTAACTGCGTGACTGGCGCTGCTTGGAATGAAGTGTGCAACTTTTGAGCTGATAAACATCCCCGCTGAAAAAGCTGCGCCTCCAGCAAACTCTGTGCCTGATGTAATTTGTGCCCCTGTTGAATCAACCACAAGAGGGCGTTTTTCGATGTAACCACCTACCACTGTAAAAGGTACATTTACCAGAACGTTGCCGATCATTTTAGGGGTAGTCTTCGTGTAGGAGAACACGTATGCCGATGGGGAGTTATATGGGATACACAGTAAATCCCCAATGCTATCAAACACGTAATGAATAGCTCCTGAAAATGCACCACCACCCGGGCAAAATCCTGCAGGTGTAGTGAAAGTATTTACTTGATTTAACGATTTATAAAGTCGTGCCGTTGTAGAATTAAAAGGCACCATAAAGATGTCATAAGCATCGGATAGAATATCGCTTGTGCCAGGATAAGTAACAACACCTCCAGAGAACGCTCCATTACCCGGGTACACTTCCGGAAGATACGTTAAGCTGTCATTGACGTAATCATAAAGTGCAGCCTGAGTCGAATTGTAAGGAATACAGAATGTTAACCCAAAATTTCCTGGGGTATTAGGTAGTGAAGTCTGCACCCCTCCAGAAAAGGCCCCATTACCTGGGAATATGGTGATTGGCTGGGCGGTAAATGAATACGTTCCAGTAGTTGTATCACGTTTATAGATCTTTGCTACTGTTGCATTGAATGGAACAAAAAATATACCACCTACATGTGTCTCAGACACTCCCGAGTAAGCTCCGTTTCCGGGAAAGGATTCTGATAAAGTTGTCAATGTATCCAGAGTAGGGTCATAAACCATTGCGTTAAGAGAATTGTAAGGTACACAAAGCACGGCTCCGCTCACCAAACGAATTCCGCAAGAGAAGGCCCCATTGCCTGGATATGTACCAGAGGGTGTGGTGGTTACTTTTGTTGTCGGGTTATAAATTCGCGCAGTGGTCGAATTGAAAGGGACATAAAATATGCTGCCATCATAGAGCTTAACCCCACCAGAAAATTGCATAGTCCCTGAAAATAGCTCAGCCTGGGTCGCCAAAATATCAACAGGAAGCACTTCCGATAATTGGAGAGGGGCTGTGTATATTTCAGAAGTGGTAGTAGGGGTTAACTTAGGGATTGAACGATTTAAAGAATTTATATTTACTGTGTTTACTTCATGATAAGTGATTACGCTATACCCTGTCGCGTTGACGTATGAATGGTTAACTGAATGCCCAGAAAAGGTTGTTATTTTTTCGGCATATGAAGCAAACTCAGCTGCTATACTGGTTTTTATCGTAGCTAACTGAGCATAATAAGCATTTTTTTGGGCCTGAGTCATAACACTAGGCGACATTCTACGGCTGGTTATCAGATCAGAGATAACCACATTGGTATCTTGGATAGCAATATGGCTATCAATATAAAGTTCATCTAGAACTTTGCCTGCGGTGAACGTGTAAGATGCAAGGAGAGCTGGATCCTGAGGGAACCATTGGTCTGTAATAAGAACCATCCCTGCTGTATACGCTACCCCACTGCCAGGGAGAACAGCTTTTAAATTAACCACGATCGATGAACTGGATAACTTGTTGGCGATATCCACCAATATAGACGCCTGTTGTATGTACACGTTTAAAAACAAGTACTCTACTTGAGTAGCGTTCGTCATCGAATCGATACTGGTGTTAGACCATCCCGGAGCGTGTATGGGCAACGTAGTCGTCAAGGTGGATATAGCTGCTTGATATGCTCCTGAACTTATATTGAAGTACGCAGCCACAGCAATATAAGTAGCAGCATCTGCTTGGATCTTATTGTAATAGCCAATAAGAGTAGGCTTATAAATAGCCGTCAGTAAGCCATTTAATATAAGATTTTGTACGATACTTTGGTAACGTACTTCAATGTCAGCTTGGGCGGCTATCACCACAGCGCTTAAAACAGCTTCTCTAGCTCTATACACCGGCATGATGTAATCAGCAAACCCGCTACTTACAAAAACGAACGGGGTAGCTGTGTCGAGTCGGTCTCCTACGGCGATACGACTAGGAGTGATCGATAATAATTCAGCCATACCTTAGCCTCCAGAAAGTAGCATTGCAGTAACCTGTAACGTCGTTGACGGTGCTGAAATTCCTGCATATTGTTCGATCAGGAATAACTCATGTGTATACAAATTCCCTATCGGGGTGACAATGGAACTGAAGAAAACAAAGCGAGTGGCTGCTGCGTTACACATGTTGGTATATATTCCATAATTAGGGGAGTTAATCTCTTTTCCCAAGATAAATGAGGATGAGGAATTAGATACAACTGACCCTAGTGAATAATATGCGATAGCTGCTGTAGCTCCTCTGGCAGGTAGAGTGACCGCTGTAGAATTAACGATTAATAACTTTCTCAAGTACTTAAATCTTGAATCAAATACAATATTTTCGACGTTAGCCTCTAATGTCCATCCAGCAGGCCTACGACCTACGTCAACACCTTCTATACCTGCCACAGCTGCTAATGATCCAGACCTGAGTATTGATAACACACTACTCGGGATAGTGCTGTTATCCACATTGAGTTTAGTGGCCGGGGGTTTTCCTGCAAATAGTTTATACATTATTGAATAGAGATAAATTTTTGATTCAAATCGATGACAAATAACCCGTCAGCAGAGCGTAAAACACCTGCGACAATGGTTCCCAAATTAGAGTTGATACTGCTCAAGTCCGTAGTTGAGATCTGCCCTGCTTTAAGGTTGGCGATCATCGCGTTATTTATATAGGTGCCTGGAGCGAAGTTCGAACCATTTATAACCGTGGGCGTGGTAATTACCATGAAAGGTGTAACAGGGGCTACTCCAGGCCCTGATGGATTACCTATTGTGAATTGATCGGCTCGGATCTTAAATGCAGAGCTAGGTACAGCAGTAGGGTCGGCTGCAATAGAGGCTAAGCCATACCCTGCAACATACCCATTGTTGTCGATCTTTACTGTGTACTGTCCACTTAACCCATTGATACTGGAGGTGTGCTGGGCTACTATTGTGGAAGCGGCCACCGCAGCCGTTACCGACGCACCCAAGGTCGTGGAATTGGCGAGAGCAGTGTTCACCGCTGCCGGTACAGATGAGGCTACGGAGGTGTCTACGGTAGCCTGCACAGTGGCAGGCGTAACCATTGCTTGTTGAGCAGTGGTGATCGCAGCAACAGAGGCTACCAGACCGGTACCCGGGGTATTAAGCTGTGCTGACAAGCTGGAAATACTGCTTGAAGTGGATGTTGATAAATTAGACACAGTGGTAGACAAGGCGACCAAAGTAGATCGGGTTGCCGGTAATCCAGTTGTGACATCGTTAACTTGGGCAGACAGTGTAGTATTTAGGGCGGTAGCAGATGCTAACGTCGCTGCATCTCCACTTATCCTTGCTGTTTGTTCAACGGATAATCCTGCTACCGCTGAGGCGGGGGCATTCCGTCCAATCGCTACCCAGTCCACCGCGAAGATATCACCGGTACTGCCCAAATCCAAACGGATTTGGGTAATGATGTTGCTTGTCCAATCAGTAACCAAGGACATGTCAAAGTCAATGATAGCTATGTCGCCGACTCCGAACACAGCAGGGACCGGAACGTTCTTGCCATAAGGCGCTGTGAGCCCGTGACCTGATGTGGAGTAGAACAAGTTGCCAATCCAACCGGTACCGGCAAGGCGTTTGACCCGGATCTTGACGATGTTGTACTGGGTTCCGACTACCGATAATGCAGCAGGAGATGTGAATTGCGGAGTCGATCCAGTTGCAGTCACATTGACGTACCCAGCACTCCATGCCTGGGTAGCACCGGCAGCTGTCCATCCTTCGACGGTGGCGTCAAAATACCAAGTCTGCCCTGCATCAAATCCGGTTGAAGAACTTGCGGTTATCAAGCTGATGGACTGTGCTAATTGGGAGTCGGCAGCTTGCCATACAGTGCGTTCATTAGAAATAGCGGTGCCTCTTGCTGCCGCTTCAGCTGCGACCTGATTGGCAACAGATCCTGCAACACTGGCAGCACCATCAATCAAGTTGAGCCGAGTACCTAAAGCTGTGGTTAATGCAGATTCAGAAAGCTTACCGGCTAACAAGGCTACCATGAAGTCTGCTTCTTCTAAGGTTGTACCTGACGTTCCCACCACCGTATTAAACGCTGAAATATTACCTGTTTTGTCAACTGCCCGTACCCAAAAGTAGCGCGTAACCATAGACACTGGTAAACCTGTGATGGTATACGAATCACTTGTTGAGTTGCCGACCTTACCTGCTGCAGAACCGTTGACTCCATTCCCACTGAAGTTACTGTCCAACCCCATAAAAATCTCGACATGATCAAAATCTACGTCACTGGGATTCATCCACTGTAACAAGACTGACCTAATCATAGGTTTCACGGTCAATTGCGTAGGAGGACCAGGAGGGATTACATCAGGGGTGAGTTCAGCCGACACTATCGCACCGAACTCACCGAAATCATCCACAGCCATCAATTTGATAAACCAAACACCGCCACCAGGAGTAGGCACTGTCATGATTGTATCAGCACCTTGATAGGCTAAATTGATATCGCTGGGGATGAACCCTGACGTTTTTGATGCGTAAACTTTGGTGTAGCGTAGTTGAGGGTCTGTAGAAACCGCATGCACCAACAAGGCTCCAGAACTTGACTTGGGCATGAAAGTAATCTGGCTGAAAACGGCTGCAGGGTTCTCCATCGAGGCACTTAAGCCGGGTGAAAATATACCCAGGTCATTTCTAATTCTGATGGTCACAGTGAAGCGACGTGTCAATCCATCAGCAACGTTCTTATCATACGTGTAGGTGTATTCAGGAATCAGAACATATTCTGTCCGGCGTACCACGCCATCCTTAGAGATAACCACTTCATAATCTTTCAGCCAACCATGCTGCTCTTCGACAGAGAACTTGGTAGGGGCTGTGAACAAGGCAACATGATTGTCAGTCCAATAGATGATCGCATCTTTACCGGAGAACCCAACCCCGGCATCTCCGATTGCGTTGATACTGGTGACAATAATATGGTCAGCTACGGCCAAGATTGATGGGGTATAAGCACCGAAGGGTGGGAATCTGAGACTAAGATCTGTGCTGACAAAGGTGGTGTCTGAAGTAGTGACAGCACCAGACGCCGCATCAAGAATCGCAGACCCTGCTGCGTCGGATAGCGCGGCGTTTGCCGAATAGCCGACACCCGCTGCATCTACAGTGGTGACAAGTCCACCGGTACTATCATAAACACTCAATCCTAGACCATCAACAAGGTTGGCCTGACTAACGAACCCTGTGCTCTGAATCGCAGAGAAGTGAGCCATTTGACTAGCCAACCCATTTCTAACCGCAACGATACCGATATAGAAAGACCCATTGGCACCGTCAGCGATTGCTTGGGTTTGAGAATAAATAAAAATATTCCCAACAATCCCTTCATAGGTTTTTAAAACAACATCGGTAGGTGAAATAATCCTGACGGTATAAGTCGTCCCAACTTCATCGCTGATCGTCGCTGACTCATTTTGACCTAAGACCGTCAGCTCTTGTAGTGTTCTATTTCGATAAGACCAAGTCAAAGAAACATCACCGGTTACGGTAGCCGGAAAACGTGAGCCATTGATTTTTAGGTTAGCAGGAGGATAAGGTCTCATCCATCGAGCATCAATCGTGTTGGTGGAAACAGGCGCCTCAACTAGAGGTAATAACCCTAAAGATGTACGAGTAAGCGCTTTACTGTGGACGATAGTTCCAGTAACGAAATCCTTATAATCAGCAGTCTGAGACTTGTCGTAGAACCAGATATCTGCGTCGGCATACAAGAACCCAGGCGTGGTATCGATGATACCTCGGGTACAAGTTAATGTAGTTACCCCTACCGCCGAAGTGCTGACAGCGGAAACATACATCCACTCCTCGCCGCAGATTGCATACTGTCCTACCTTTATCCAATCAGGACTCAAGGATCCGTAGATCGCAAAGGTCGAGAAGTCAGCAGGCGAGACCGTAGTAGTGATCTTAGCGTATGGGTTGAACGTGGTCAGTTTGTTATAGGCATAGCTCGCAGTGCCTCGGTCGACCCAAAGCTCATAGTTGGTCGCCATCCGTGAAGGCTGTGAAGCCAGTAAGATATTGAATCCTCGATCAGGTGTAAGGTCAGTGATCGAATTACCTTCAAAACGTAGATGCTGCAAGACATCCATGTAAGTAGGATTGAAGCTGCGTTGGGCGGGAACGACCGCTGCGTTAGGTGTCGGATCAACCCAAGCGGTATCGTTTGGGGTGGAATAATTAACGTGATTAGCACCAAAGATATCTTCAATACAGTCTAACGTTATTTCGCTGGAGTCCAGCAGACCGTAACCAATTGACACGATACGCAAGAGCATGCCTTGAGATCCGTTTACCCCTATACCAAGATCTGGCCATACCCATTCGATCACATCCCCAATCGACAAGTGGGATGCGGTTCGGTTCATGATCAATTTGACTGATGCCAGCGGCTGGCTCATTACGCTGATGTCGCGTAAGGCAATGGTCTTCGCTAAAGTAGAGCTGGTGACCGCTACATATTCCCTGGTCACTGCGACAATAGACTTCTGCAATTCTCTAACGGCAGGATTGTTAACGGTCAGTGAATTCCAGTTACCTGTATTGACATCCACCCACTTGACCGTAACCTGATTGACTAACTCGGCAGTTCCTGTGCGAGTCATATCACTCATATCGACAACGTTGGTTTCGTTCGCTACGAACAAGCTTAAAACGTTGTAATCTTTACGGATAAGCTTGAAGGTGAATTGACCGGTGTCGGGAGCAACATAAAGTGTCCCACTACAATGCTGCATGATTAAGTTGAGGAAATCCTCGGTGGTGGAGGAACTCTCCCAGAGGGCAGATAAGCCAAACCCCTCAGCATGCAAGATAGCTGCTGCAGTAGCGAAGCTGGCAAGGTTGAGGTCAGCCCATGCGTACCCAAGTCCCCAGACTGAATCAATCAGACATTCTGCAACGATAAACGCAGGGTTGGCTTCGCCAAGAATATCCGCATAAAGCGCAGTGCCTAATGCTGTCGCTTCAACACCTGTTAGGAATTTTAAAGGGATACGTGTGGTATGAACTTGCCACGGTTTAGGGATGGCTGAATTCGAACCGTAGAAGATGTCCTGCCAAACGATGGAAGTAATCCCCCGAAAAGCAGGAAGTGCTGTAGGGCCACCTAACGCAGTTCGCAACCATTCATTAGGTAGCTGAGTTGGGCCACCCATTAATGCTAAACAGGAGCCTACTGCCCCGCCTTCCTTCAATTTACCGCCAAACAAATCTGGCTTATTGAAAGAGAAAGATCCGTTAGAAGTTATCTTAGTGGTGTATAGGCCAGAATCAGGAACCCAAGAGTCCTGCCCAGATTTCCAGACAACAGCAATATCGCCAGCCTTTATCGTGTTGATAGAATCAACCGGGCCGTGGCAAAGCGCCAAGTGCATGCTTAAGAAATATTGATACCCAATGGTGACTGGGCGATCACTTCCGGACTTACCGCCCATATTAACCTTCCTTGGTTACAAGATCTATTAGCCTGTTTAATAGGCAGTCATCCAATTGTACAGCATCCCGGACGGTGATACCGTTTTTCCAACATTCTTTAAAATTAAGCCCCAGGCTTTCGATATGCTGCTTAGATCCAGACAAGCAAAAGCCGTAGTCTCGGCAAGTGTGAACTGTGATGATTCGGTTGAGCTGTTCTTCCGTGAACATGGTGTTTACCTTTTACGAGAGTTCGCTAGAGCTGACTTGTATTTTTGCAGTGTGAGGATTTCCCCACCAAACCACATTCGATTTAGTAATCCACCGAGAACCGAACAGTACTGGCACATCCATCCCCTGCTCAGCCTCCGGTATCCCGGTAATACCATGAGGGGACGGTACCGGTGGAGCCGGTGGAGTTTGGAACATTTGGTAAACAGCAAGAGCAATCGAGACGACCGCTAATACAGCGTAAATGATCTCAAGAACAGCACCAATAGTGATAGCCATATGCGCTCCTTAGTTAATGTAGTTGATGGAGTTATCCGTGAACGGATTTCGACTTGCCATCCAAGGGAACCCTCTAAAATTATTAATGTTATTAAAGGTAGTTTGACAAGTGTTAGGGTTATGGTTGCAGCCTGGGTATAGGATTACGTTATCCCCTACCACACCATTTGCATACCGAATCAGCGTGATGGTGGTGCCCACATGATCCGCGATCATCCCTTGCCCATTCAAGGACATGATCCCTCCGGTAAAATATCCATTCGGATGTGTCCCAGCAGCCGTAATAGTAAACTGCCGGCCACCATCTAGAATCGCAGAGATGACTCCAGGCACTGCGAAATTATTTTTATTCAATGTACAGCCAGGGTCGTAGAGGCCGTTAGCGCAAGTAGGTTCATATTTGATACGCAAGCCTGGGCGTTTCAAACTGGTAAAGATCGGTTCACAGTTCAACTCAGCTTCGAACTTAGTAAATCGGCAATTAGTGATTCGACCTTTATAAGTGGTCACATAGTCTGATCCAGCAATACTGGTGTGCTGTCTAAATATAGTGATGAAGACTGGGAACTGAGGGGACCCTGTCAGGAATAAAGCAGCGATCGGATTGTTCTTGCTGGTTGTCAACATGAGAACTGATTTACTCATCTCTTGCGTCTGAACCACTTCATTACGTTTCATAGTAGAGGGAAGATATGTCTCTCCGGCATGAACCACTGGGGTATCTCCTGAGCCTAGCGTAATGATGGTGGCCCCATAAATCACTCGGTAAATCTCAAGGGGTTCACCTAAATTTGGAGAAGCTTCGTACTGTTGATAAGTGGTCATTGAGGTATGCCTCGGGTGGTAATCATCATGCTGGCGACGTTAGGTGTTATCCAAGTAAACTCAACAGCATCTGAGTCTAATCGGCTCATATTGACGTAGGAGATACGGCTGATTCCGGCTGCTGTAAAAGAGTATCCGAAAGGTGTGGTAAAGGTTAATCGTTCTAAATCAGCAGACAACACAACTGAAGACTGAACTTGCTTGATCAGTACCTGCCCTGTTTGTAACTCGATACGCAGATACCGGTACGTCAAACGAGAAAACATATCATTGGTATAGTTCACTGACTTGATGGTCAATGCATTATCAGTACTTAAATAGGTCGTCGCTGTAGTGATTGAGGGAGTTCCTGACACAACGTCTAAAGTAGTTAACGCTGTAGAAGTGGAATCAGTTAACGCGACTCCTGTTAAATCAGTCAAGAATGCGTAGCTATTAGCAACCCCTACCACGGTTACAGCATCATTAAAGGCGCTTATATCAGCTTGAAAGGTAGGTAACAAGAAAGGAGACCACATACCTTTGCAGTAATTAAGCAAAGATCTGATCCGGTTCTGCCCAGACCGGTTAAGTTGTAAATAACTGTGCGCCCGGATGATCTCGGTATACCCTCTCAGGTCATAAGACAGAATCGGGCCGGTGCCGTAATCCAGTATCTCAAGGTTTCTGCTCCACTCCATATCAATGGGTTCAGCACGGTTAGGCTCCACTCCAAAGAATAACAAGCCATCGATACGCTCGTCTTCAGTGTAAGTAAACTTCAAAGTGTTTTCTAGAGTGACCTGAAGGGACCCTGTGACGACATCGCTAGTAACCGCTTTAACTTTGATAGAGCTGGCTAATCTTCCATTACGTGCAGGGCAAACTGGTGCGCCTGCTGACCACGCCTTGGTAGTTGGTGAAACGTCGATGTAATTAACTCCAACGCCTATGACCGGCAGGTATTCGTATAACGTAGAAGACGAGAAGAGAACGAGATGACTACCGACTTGATATTCATAGGTAGCCGTGCTACCCACGTAAATTCGAGTACCACCCAGTAGTATAGGTGCAGTGGTTTGTTGAGTATGCATCCAAAGCGGGACGATCCAGAGTTCACTTTGCCAACGCAACAATTGAACCTGGAGAGCACGATATTCGTCTTTCATAACGACGAAATCGTACTCCATTAAGTGCCGGGGATTTTCCCGTAACTTAATCCGTTGCTCTGAACCATCTCTGGATTTGATAACATCGGTTTTCCACTCCAGACGTTCCAGTACTGGAGTACTCCAATTTGGCTGTGTGGTGAGAACCTGTAATGTCATTTATAAGCAATCCATTGCTACCTGAGTACAGTCTTCAATGATAAGCTATTCCGGCGTACAAAGTCCACCAGAACCTTCTCCCCGTCCGATGATGTGAGGTAGTTCTTCACATTCCGCTGATCGTCTACAAGTACCACTCGTACTGATTGTGCAGACTGAGCGGCGACAGGCGCTGGGGAGTTGGAGGAGGTGTTTGCTGCAGCGGTTGTGGCTGAAGCTGAAGCCGCTTTATTCACTGACGACTGGATATCGCCAACCAGTCCACCTGTTGCAAATCGTGCTGGTTTAGCTGATTGGAAGTTCCAAGCATCCAAGGTATCCTTGCCGATTGCTGCCGAGGCTTTTGCATTTAAAACGTATTCACCGTTTGAAAGCATAGCTGGGATTGAGTCGGAAGTACTGGTGCCGGGGCCTTTTATTGCACCGCCCGTTGCTCGCCTCAATATAGATTGTCCGTACTTGGTAAAGCTTTTAGATAAACTCGAAGCATCGCCGAAGAAATTACTGGTATTTCCCGATCCACCCATAGATGCAGCGTTGAACCCGCCAGCGGTCATATTAGGAGTAGCAGCTGGGGTTGACAACTTGTTGAACGATCCCACTGCTCCGCCAGCCATTCCCACTACACCCTGAGCAAGGCCGACCCATTGTTGGATCTTAGAAACAGTACTTTGCTTCCCGCCACCACCACCGGCTTGCACCCCGAGCAAAAGACCAAGCGAACCGGTAAAGGAGCCAAAGGTCTGAGTCAGTCCCTCTACAAAACCGGTGAACCCTGTGTTCATCGTATCAGTGAAACCGGTATACCACGGGCTGGACAAGGAGTCGGTGATACTTGCCGCCATTTTGTCACCAGCTACAGCGGCAGGGTCTTGAGATGTTGACTGATCCGCTACCGGCTGACCGAAGGTGAACATGTCAGCCGGGAGCGCAGAAGACCCAATTGTTGTCGGTGCTGTATTAGTAAAAAGATCTGTGCCGCGAGTAGTCGGAACAGCTGAATTCAGTCCAGCGAAACCGGCTGTCTTGCTTTCTCCACCCGTTCCCCCTGTCCCGCCTGCTCCGCCTGCTCCGCCAGCTCCACCGTCTGCGCCTGGAATTGCCGCCGGCAAATTATCAACGGTGACCACCATTGGGTTGAGCTTAGTTCCTTTCTCGCCGCCAAACAGGCCGGACATCGCAGTGCCTTTGAACAGCCCAGCAATGCTGTCCTGCACTGAACCTTTAATGTAATCGGTGACCGCACCGGTCACAAATTCTTTAACTACACCAACTGATTTACCGGCAAAGCTATTGTCGAACTGCGCTTTTTTGTAGGCTTGATTCGCTTGGTCAACTTGAGTCTGGCCTATCGCCTCAGCCTGAGCCTGGGCATCCTGAGCTCGCTTGATCAACATCTCTTGACGAGCAGGGTCGGTCTCATTGTTCTGGATTGATGAGATTTGTGCAGCAAGCCCCACGCTACCCTGTGCTACCAATTGAGCCTGATTACCCTGTGCAGTCTGTTTAGCAGTCCAAGCTTGCAAGAGGTAGTCTGGAATTTTACTAAGCTTCAGCAAGCTCTCAGCGGCGTGTATGGCCGATTCGGCTAACGCGGAAGTGGCTGAATCAACCGCAGTGACGACCCGTCCTTCCAGATTTTTGTTTAGGTTCTTTAAAGAGCTTGGCAAGTCAGAGATCTTGGCACCAATACTTTGGCCAGAAATTTGGGAGAACTCCTTGCCTACCGTTGGATTGTAGTCATCGATACGAGCCTGAGCCTCAGCCAACGACTTGGTCACATCGATGAGTTGGTTCTTAAGCGTGTTGGCCTGTTCAGTCAAGATGCCGAATGCATCACTGGTGGGTGATACCTTAGCGATCTCTTTTTGATTAGCAGCAATCTGCTCAATCAAGTTGGCCTGTTCGCCGGAGTAAGCTTTGTGCTGGTATTGGGCAAGGCCGAGTTTAACATCTGTGCCGATCTCGGCGCCTGATGCCATGGTATAGGCTTGCTTACCTTGATCGGCCACACTGAAATGGCCAGTACCGGATTCAATTTTCTGCAGCCTTGCTTGAAGGTCAGCATTTCTGGCCTGAATTTCAGCTTGCAATTTATCCTGTTGTAAGGACTCTTGTGCAGCATCAACCTGACCTTGGGTAGCATCGTTATTAGATTTCTGTAAGACCAGTAAATCCTTAGTAACAAGAACACGTTGCCCTTCCAGGTCAGCTAAACTACTGGTGAATTCACTTAACTTACCAGCTGCAGCCATCGAGGTTCGGCTGCTTCTCAAAGTGGCTATCTCTCTATCAAGGGTTTCCTTTCTAAGAGCAAGCCGTTTAGAGTCTATTTGATAATCTAATTTAACGATACTAGCGCGTTTCTGACGATCATGAGCACGCATCTCAACATCTACAGCCGCCAGATCCTTTTCTTTCTTACCTTCCTCAAGCTCTTTATCGGTATAGAAGTTACTCTGTATATGAGCCTTATGAGCATTAGATTGACTATCTTGAAGACCTTGCAACTGATTATAAAGACTTTCCTTCTTTAATGCCGGTTGGTCGATAACTTCCAGCCTACCGATCTTTTCCAGCAAGATGGTGATCTGCTCCTCGATCTTGGGGTCGGCGATGAATTCCGTTTTAGGTTTTTCAACATCACCAGCCGAGAGTATTTTGTTCGTTATCTTCTCGACACGGTTATTAGGATTGAGTTCTACTGTCTTGTTTTCAGGGTTGCGCCGTAACGCACCGCCATTGATCTGTGCGGTCAGACCACCCTGTGCGGAAAGGTCCGTATTGTTGAACAAATCTTGTTTCTTAACAGGATCGGCTTCATTACGAACCGCAGCAAGCTGATCATAAATGCCACCACCTCCTTTGGTGAACTGCTTAATGACCTCAGGCAATTGGTCACGCACCCCTTCAGCGGTTTTAACAGGTGCCGCCTTAATGGACTCTCCGGTCTGAGCAAGAAAGCCGATGCTGGTTTTGCCTTCTGGTGACCCAGACAGTACCTTAGCTTGCTCGACAGCAGCATCCTGAATACGACGTAACGATTCTGAATCTTTCTCCAAGCTACGAAGTAATTCTTCCGCTGCGGTATCCAGCAGCGTTGAACGCATTTGCGATTCTCTATGGCCAACCGGTGCCGACAATTGCGTACCTTTGATAGAGTCCACATAGGCTCGGTTAGGGATAGCTCCATTGGCCTCTTCCACTTTACCGGGTCCCCGGTTGTAAGCGGAGATCAACTGATCTTGGTTCCAATGCGGATTGGCTTTGGCCATACCGAAGAGCAGGTCTTCAGCGAACTTCACATCCTCAATGGGTAAAGCCCCTTTCTTAATTGGTGCAACACCGTATCCAGGTTTGGCTCGGGTCTCGTCCATAATCTGAACGATACCGGTAGCCCCTACTTTGGAAACAGCATTAGGATTACCTTTTGATTCTGCATTGATCAACCGGGGGATTAACTCTTTGATACCGCTTTTCAACTGGGCATCCGTCAAGCGTCCAAGCGTACTGCCTTTGGTTAGGTCTGTGATGATCTCTTTGGCGAAATTAGGACCGTAATCTGCAATACCAGAACGCAAGGTGTTCTTAAAGTTTTCTTGGCCAATGGATGCTTGATCGGGATCAGACTGTTGAGCTGTTTTGTGGTAGGCCTCCTTCACATGCTGCTTGGTAAGGGTTGCCAAATTATCAGGCATGCCTACATCCCTAGCACCGGCAATTGAGTAGTCATTTAAAGATTTTAAGACAGCCTGGGATGATGCTGTCCCAGTGCTGTTCTTTAAGATATCTCGGAATGTACCGTCAGTACTTTGTCTGGATTCAAGTACCTTTAACTCTTTGGCATCATTTTCAGACAGCGTGTCCTTCTTGCGCTTTTCAATCAGCTCAACATATCGCTTTGCTGTTGCCGATACCAAACCTTCAACAGCACCTCTGATAACGTCTGATGCATCTTGATCCGCCTGCAAAGCTTGCTCATCAACTTTTCCAGAGCCACCAAACAAGTCTTGAAGCTTGCCCATCTGTTCTTTTCGGGCAGCGCCTTCCGTCGCATAGGCTCTGAATTCATGCAGTTTCTGCGAGATTAATCCATCAGATTCAGGCTTGAGATCAGGGTTACCGATAGCGTGACCAAAGTCCTGACGAAGTGTGGTAAGGCTATCTTGCTGTTTCTTAACACTGCCTGCGATACTACCTTCAGGTAACGCCTGTCCAGCTATCGGCTGAGCATATTTAGTAAACTCACTTTGCCCTGCTTTGGCATTTTCTTGGGCTTGTATTTCCCGTAGCTGTGTGGGGTCTGCCGTTTGTTTTAATTTCTCCAGATCAGCGAGTTTACGCTCGTCGCTTTTGAAGAAGTCAGCTATCGCTACTAACCCATCCAAGGCTGTCCAGATAACCAGCAGTGCTGCCGCTATCTCACCGACAGCAGGGATAGCAAGCGCAACCAGACCAGTGGCACCAAGCTTAGCAGTGATCTTGGCACCTATGCCTTTCAATGATCCGGAGATAGCCGCCCCGATACCTGCTGTGCCACTTTCAGCAGCAGCTAAAACTGCAGTTGAACCCTTACTTCTTCTGAAAAAATCGGCAATGAATTTGGTCTTACTGGCGACATAGGCCATTAATCCAAGTTCCATCACCTTAGTTGCTTCCTCCGAATCCCCACTAACAGCTGATGCATTACTAACTGCAGACGACCCCGCAAGCCCTGCTACCGCTCCAACGGCTGCAGTACCTAGTTTCCAGGCACCTTTACCTTTACTGGCTCCATAAGCAGCACCAGTAGCAGCTCCAGCCAAACTACCTTGCCAACTAATCGTTTCACCGCCCCGCTCAAGTCGGGCTTTATTGATGAAGTCATCCAGCTTACCCACGCCGGAGGACAATCCTTTCACCAGATTGGTCAATGCAGGAACAGCGTCTTTCGTTAAGGTATCAGCCAAGACATTGAATTGGTCGACCAAGTTATTGGTCGCCTTTTTCAAACTATCCATAGCAATTTGAGTGGCTTCTTGTGCGGTCGGCGCAGTACCCAACTTACCGCTTGTTTCCTGTAACTTTCCTATGTTGTTCAGCAAGGGCTGCAAGATACGGAAGCCGCGTGTGTCCATCGCACGTTGTAGCCCAGGCAACGCACCTGCAGAGTCGGCACCGATCCTTTTCAACTCATTAAGTGCAGCCAGGATAGGGTTGTCTTCATAGCGGAAGCTGGAGAATTTCTTACGGGCTTCCGAGCCAGAGACATTTTCACCGACTGCTTTGTACCGCTTACTCAAGAATGAACCAAACTTCTCATCCGGTGCGGTGACTTCAGTCAAGAATTGGCTGGTGCCGGTCGCGATGGTGGATGATTTAATACCAGCATTCTTTAACGTGGCAACTAATCCCAGGTATTGATCAAGGCTGACATTGGCATTCTTGGCAAACGATGCGCCTAAGCTGAAGATGGTTTGTAAATCTTCGACTGCCAGTTTAGAAACATTCGCTGCTTGGGTAACTTTATCAGCAATACCAGTGACACTGACATCATCCCAGACTGCCTTGGCAGTGGTGATAATATCGGCGGCAACCTGTAGGCTGGCACCTGAAGCTGTGGCCAAGTCTGATACAGCTTGCAAGGTTTTGGGGATATCTTTTAAATCGACACCGGCCTGTGCAACAGTCTTAACTGCATCCGAAATATCGTTCAAGCTGAAAGCTGAGGTGACAGCTACTTGTTTTAGGGCCGCACCCATCTGACTCATCTCAGCGGTCGATGACCCGGTGATCGCTTGGATAGATTTCAGCTTGTCTTCCAAGTCAACCACCGCTGCGGCGATTGAGCTGAAAGCTGCGCCAATTTGATAAAGCGCACCATACCCTATGTAATACCGGGCGAACTGGCTAAACAAGCCCCCTAATCGGCTCATGACAGGGTGTAAATGTGTGGCAGCGGCATTGAGCTGGTGAAGCTCGGCTCCGTAGCGGTGAGCAGCCTCAGTGGCTAATCTAGTTTGTTCGTGGTCTGCACCGATGCCCGGTGTGTTGGTTAACCGGTTGGCTTGAGTTAAATGCTCCTGTTGTTGAAACCGGAGGTAAGCTTTGGTATCGGCATGATCGGCTGAGGCGATATTAGCTATGTTTTGGCCAGCGTTGGCATAGGCAAGGCGACCTCGCTCTACCGGGGCTTGAGCTAGTTCAAGCCTTTTTCGCTCTTCGGCTCGCTTTGTAGCGTCAGTTTCTAACTTAAGAATCGCTTCTGCATCCAATCTTTCTTGAGTAAGTTTTGATTTGGTTTTATCTTTGGAAGACTTTTCTGCTCCTGCTTGTAGTTTAACAATCGCTTCTGCATCCAATCTTTCTTGAGTAAGTTTTGATTTGGTTTTATCTTTGGAAGACTTTTCTGCTCCTGCTTGTAGTTTAACAATCGCTTCTGCATCCAATCTTTCTTGAGTAAGTTTTGAT